GACGGACACGTAGCCGGGGAAGTTGCTGCAGAAGGTGAGATTGAGCTGAGCAGCAAAACCTTTCAGCAGCTGACCGCAAAAGCACGTGCAGCAGGGTCATGGCGGGGCATCGACACGCTGGACTTCCTGTTTTATGCGAAGGTCGGCAGCGAAGAAACGAAGGTGGAAGCCTTCGGTTGCAAACTGGTGCTGAGTAACGTGCTGGATATCGATCCGAAAGGCGGCGCTATCAGCACGCACAAGGTTAAGTACTTCGTGACCAGTCCGAAGTTCGTCAACATTAACGGCGTGCCGTATCTGGAAGCGGCGGCAACGGAAAGCCTGATCAGCTAACGGGGATACGATGCAGGACCATGAAAAAACACTGATGCAGCTGCTGCTTATCGGCGCGGTTATCGCGCTGGGCAAGGTGCTGGCCAGTAATGAAAAAATCACGCCGCGCCTGATCGCCGGGCGCGTCATTCTGGGGGCGGCGATTTCAGTCGCGGCAGGCGCGGCGCTGGTGCAGTTCCCGGATATGTCACCGCTGGCAGTAAACGGGGTCGGGGCAGGGCTGGGGATTCTGGGTTACCAGTTCTGTGAAATGTGGTTACGCCGCCGTCTGGGTGGCGACGATAAGGAGAAGTGAAAGTGACGCTATCGGAAAAGCAGCAGTTATTCACCGCGCTGATTGCGCAGCTGATCACCTGGGCGAATGATCACGGGATGCGCCTGACCTTCGGCGAGGCATACCGCACGCCGGAGCAGGCCGCGCTGAATGCGAAAAAGGGCAGCGGCATCGCCAACAGCCTGCACACGCAGCGGCTGGCAGTGGACTTCAACCTGTTTGTTAACGGCGAGTACAAAACCCGCACCGAAGATTACCGGGCGCTGGGCGAATACTGGGAATCGCTGGGCGGCAGCTGGGGCGGGCGTTTTAAGTCGAATCCGGACGGCAACCACTTCAGCCTTGAGCATAACGGTGTGCGCTGATGGCCAGAGACGTGCTGTTTGTGCTGGCCGGTCTGGGGCTGGCGTTTCTGGCGGGATGGACCGGGGCTGAGTGGAAGCGCGACAGCGTGGAACTGGTCGCAGAGCGTGCCGCCGGGATTGCCGCTGACAGGACGCGCGATCAGCTGCAGGGCGTGGCAAGCGAATCCGCCAGGCAGCTTGAGAACAAACTGGAGGAATTAAAAGGTGCGATACCGGCAGGCATCCGCGCTGAACTGGAGAAACCTGTTTTCAGTAATGATTGCCTGTCTGGTGATTATTTCAGGCTGTACAACGCCGCCAGTGAAAACGCAGAGCGTACCCTATCAGGAAAATCTAAAAACTAAATGTCCCGTTAATCTTCCCCGATTAACCGGAACCAACGGCAGAGCCGCAGCGGAATTATTAATTCAGTGGATTGATATTTATTCAACCTGCGCGGCGCGCCATAACCAGCTTATTGATGAAATTAATTTAAGAGAGAAAAAGCATGAGTGATAAAAAAATTGAAATGACCATCGCTGGCAAAGACGTTTCTTTTACGCCGAACGTCACCGCCTATAACAAATATATCAACGAAATCACGATGGGAAATAAAGTTTCCCCGGCGCATAACTTTCTGGTCCGTATCGTCACGCCGGACACAAAAGAAGCGTTGCAGGAATTACTGGCGCTGCCGGGCGCGGCATTACAGATTGTGGGCAAAGTGCTGGAAGAATATACGCCAGAGCTGGAAATCACAGTAAAAAACTAAGCGATCGGGTCCGTAATATCGACGCCAACGGACTCGAACAGTATCTGATTTTACGCCGTCACTGGCTGCCTGGTGAGAATGACAGCGCGGAGAACCTTGCCGCCGCGCTGTGGCTTGATAACCGGCACTGGGAAAACCAGCGCGTTGCCGTAGCTAATGGCATTGCGCTGGCGTTTAAGGGAAGCGAATGAAACAGCTGGAGTTCACGTTATCGCTGATCGATAAGGTCACGCGGCCGCTTCGGCAGGCACAGGCAGGCGTCACGGAATTTGCAGACAAGTCCCGCGCATCCTTTCAACGCGTGGCCGTCGGCGGCGCGGGGCTGTGGGGCGTGGGGCAGGCCATCAAGGGCGCGCTGGGTCCGGCAATTGAAATGTATGACGCGCTGCAGGAGCAGACCGCGCGTGGCATCGACAGCACTGCGCTTAAGCAGGTTGAGAAGGATGCGAACATTTTTTCAATGACCTACGGCAAAAGCGCCGTGGAGTTTGTGCAGTCGACGGCCAGCATTAACGCCGCAATAAGCGGCCTGACCGGTGACGAGCTGCCGAAGGTTACCCGCATTGCCAACCTTACCGCCGCTGCGCTGGGCAGCACGGCAGCGGAGTCGGCGGAGTTCATGGGGCAGATGTTTGGCAACTTCCGCGAGGATGCGGAGCGCCTGGGCAATGTGCAGTTTGCTGAGCAGCTTTCGGGAAAAGTGGCGTTTATGCGTCAGCGCTTCGGCGTGGAAATGGGCGCAATTAAGGATTTAATGGAGGGTGCGCGCGGCGTCGGCACTAACTACGGCATCGGCCTCAATGAGCAGCTTGCCGTGATGGGCGAGCTCCAGCGCACGCTGGGTACTGAGGCGTCCGGTTCGTATGAAGGATTCCTGACTGGTGCTGAGGAAGGCGCGAAAAAGCTGGGCATGAGCTTCAAAAATGAAGCGGGTCAGATGATATCCATGCCGGAAATACTGATCAAGCTGCAGGCAAAATACGGCGCCAGTATCACCGGTAACGTGGAGGCGCAGAAGGCGCTGGATGATGCGTTTGGTGACAGTTCAGCGGTGGTTAAACAGCTGTGGGGCAACGTGACAGCACTGCAGCGAAACATCACCGAGCTGGGCGGCAATGACGGGCTTAAGCGCACGCAGGAAATGGCCGCGAAGATGGTTAAGCCGTGGGACCGGTTTATTCAGATTCTGGAAGCCATCCGGCGCGTGATCGGCCTGACGCTGATACCGGTGATTTATCCGCTGCTGAACCGCCTGGCGGATATGGGGCAGACGTTCGCGCGCTGGATGCAGATGTTTCCGAACATCGCGCGCGTGGTCGGGTACGTGGCGCTGGCCGTGCTGAGTTTCGCCGGTGCGGGTGCAGTGGCTAATATCGTGATCGGCATGGCTACGTTTGTCATGACCGGGCTGCGCGGCATCCTGATGGGGATTCTGCTGGTCACGCGTCTGTATACCGGGGCGCTGTGGCTGGCCGGGGCAGCGGTGAAGGCTTATGCCATGATCATGCGCACACTGCGCGGCGTACTGCTGGCCGTGCGCATCGCTTCAGTGCTGACCGGCGCTGCCATTAACTTCATGAGCTGGCCGATTCTGCTGATCATTGGCGCAATCGCGCTGCTGGCCGCAGGCTGTTATCTGCTGATCGCGCACTGGGATGCAATCAAAGCCGCCGTGATGAACACCGAAGCCTTTCAGGTTGTATCCGGCGCGGTGGCAGCTGTAGCCGGTGTATTTGGTAAAGCCTGGGCGTTTATCAGCGAGGGCTGGCTGAGTTTCGTGGCGCAGCTGTCCGGTTTTTCCGTAACGCAAACGCTGGGGAATATGGCCAGCGGGATAATGAACCTCTTCGCGAACCTGTGGGACAACATTAAAAAAACGGCGCTGAGTTCACTTAACTGGATTATTGCCAAAATTAACAAAATCCCCGGTGTCGATATTGCGGAATTTGGCGAGCCTGCAGCGCCGCCGCCACGTGTCGAAAATAACCTGACAACCGGTGGCCAGTTAAAAGGTATTGAAGCAGGCGGAATTAATAAAACTATTTCCAGCAACAGCCGGAGCGTAACGGATAACAGCAAACGCATCGAAAAAGTGGAAATTAATACAGGTGGCGGCATGACGCCGCAGCAGCTGATGGAGTGGCAGGAGCTGGCGGGATGAGTGAATTACTGTATATCGACTTGCTGATTGAAAACGGCAACTTTGTTTTAAATACGGGCAAAGAGCCGGTCACGTGTAATAACCGTAAAAGTATTCAGCAGGATATTGCGCACGCCATCATTGAATCCGGCCTGATGACCGAAATGATTGCTGAAAGAAGCCCGACCTTACGCGCTGATATTCTGACGCGGCTTGAATTACTGATTGAAGACGATGAGCGGATTATTCCCGGCACCATTGAGCTGACAGAAGAAAGCCTGTCACGCCTCTGGGTGACGGCCAGCACATACGACTTCGGCGCACTGTCTTACGGGGTGGATATATGACGGACAAACCGCAGGTGGATTTTACGGAGGTGGTGAAAGCCAGCGGGATGCCGGTGACGGAAGCGGAGCTGAAAGCGCGCTTTACGGACATTGCCGCGCAGGAGGGGCTTATCACCAATACGTCGCCCATGTCGCCGTTCTGGCGGCTGGTCACGGCCATTATCACCGCGCCGGTGCTGTGGCTGGCGGACGTTATGATCAATACGGTACTGGTGAATATGTTCGTGGCCACGGCAGGCGGTCAGATGCTGCGCCTGCTGGCATGGGCGGTCAACGTCACGCCAAAACCGGCAAGTCGGGCTGAAGGCGTGATCCGCTTCACAAAGGAGAATGCCGGGGCTGACGTGACCGTGCAGGCCGGTACGCGTATCCAGACTGAGCGCATTAACGGCGTGATTTACGAGCTGGTGACCGTTGCTGACTTCACCATTCCGGCGGGGGAGGCCAGCGCGCTGATCCCGGTGCGCGCGTCAGATGTAGGGGCTGCGTGGAACCTTGCGCCGGGCTATTACCGCATCCTGCCGGTGGCCGTCACCGGCATCATGCAGGCGGAAAGTGAGGAAGACTGGCTGACCGTGCCGGGCGCAGATGAAGAGAGTGATGACGAGCTGCGCGAGCGCTGCCGCAATCAGTTTAACCTGGTGGGTAACTATCACACCGACGCGGTTTACCGCTCAATGATCGCGGGGGTAGTCGGACTGAGTATTGACCGGATTTTCTTTCTGCACGATGCGCCGCGCGGGCCGGGAACGGCAAACGCCTATCTGCTGCTGGATTCCGGCGTACTGTCAGATCCGTTTATCACCGCGGTAAATGACTACATCAACACGCAGGGCCATCACGGCCACGGTGACGATATGCAGTGCTTTGGAATGCCGGAAACCCGGCACGATCTGAGCGTGAAAATGTATCTGCAGAACCCGGATAACATGACCGCCGAAAATCAGGCGCTGCTCATTAAAAATGCCGGAAACCTTATCCGCAGCGCATTCCGGGAAAATGCTGACTATGACGTCAAAAAGACGTGGCCATACGCGCGCTTTTCGTTTTCAAACCTCGGGCGTGAGCTGCACAGAGAGTTTCCGGAGGTGGATTCGGTCACCTTTTCGCTGGGCGATATCGTCAGTGATTTAAGTGTGCCACGCCTAAACAGCCTGACGGTGAGTATTGAACATGACTGATTTTGATAAAAAGCTGGCCGGGCTGCGCCTGCCCACGTGGATGCGCAAAGGGGAGCCGGACAAACTTCTGAAAGCCGCACGTAAGTTCTGGGCGCAGGTGTACGGCTGGGTTACGTGGCCGGTCAGCCAGTTTGATCCGCTGACCTGTTCTGAACCGCTGCTGAATCTGCTGGCGTATGATCGGGATATTACCCGCTTCAACGGTGAGCCGCTTTCACTGTTCCGCAGGCGCGTAGCGTTTGCGTTTATTAACGCGCGTGATGCCGGGTCAGTGGCAGGGTTTATCAGTATTTTCGAGCGGCTGGGTATCGGGTATGTGGAGCTGGTTGAGCGCCAGCCCGGTATTGACTGGGACGTAATCCAGGTGCGCGTTTCAGACAGCCAGATTGCGGACAACGCGCAGCTGCTGCTTCAGATAATCCAGCAGTACGGCAGGACGTGCCGCCGTTATCAGTTTGAGGTGATCACCTCGCAGCCGTTCGCCATCCGTGCAGGCTGGGACCAGGGTGAATATGTGGTTTACCCGGCGCGCATCGCCGGGGCGGACGTGGCCAGCGCGACGTTCAGCGCAGGAATTTAAGGGAAAATTATGTCACAGACAGTTATCACGACAGCATTTGAGCAGTGGAAAGCGCGCCAGGCGGAAACCGGCGAGCCGGTATTACTGGATGAATTTATTTTAGCGAACGTGCCGGGCCTCGATCCGGCTAAGCCGGTAGACCGCAGCGAGGGCATCCCGCCGCAGGCACAGATAGTTCACCGTCAGGCGGTGACGCGCAAGGGCGTGGTTAATCAGAATGCGGTGGTGCATTCAGTGGTACTGGGCGCGGACACGGGCGATTTTACGTTTAATTGGATTGGCCTGATTAACAGCGCAACCGGCACGCTGGCCATGATCGTACATGCCCCGGCTCAGCAGAAGCTGAAAACCCGCGAGGGCCAGCAGGGTAACGTTCTGACACGTTCATTCCTGATGGAGTACAGCGGCGCACAGCAGGAAACGGGTATCAGTACGCCAGCGGAAACGTGGCAGATTGATTTCACCGCGCGCATGGGCGCAATGGATGAACGTCAGCGCCTGGAAAACACCGATATCTACGGCCCGGCTGCGTTTTTTGGTGATGGCTGGCTGGTCGGTAAAAGCGGCACGCAGTATTACGTCACACATGGCGCGGGATACGTTGGCGGCCTGCGTGCGCAGCTGGACGTGGATCAGAATATTAAGGTGGGTGTGAAGCCGGTAAATGTGTGGCTGGACGTGTGCTTTACCGGGACGCTGGCCAGCGTCTGGGGCGTGCAGAGCAAAATCACAGTGGCGGCTGATCTTGCTGACTATGAGCAGGACGGTGTGAAGCATTACGTGTCAGCGCTGGCGAGTATTGACGCTGCCGGGAACATCACTGACCTGCGTCCTAAAGGCTCATTGACTGATCGTGTTGCGGTCAGGTCAGTGAATAATAAAAAGCCCGACGCGCTGACGGGTAACGTCATGCTGGGAAGCGCAGCAAATGCTGATGTGATGCAGTCAAAAACTGACGGCACAGCAGGCCGGGTGATAACCGTGGGTGGGTTTGGGTTAGGTTCGGGACAGCTGGACTTCAGCACAATTGATTTCCGTACTTACGTCTTTCATGCCGGAGAAACCCTGCTTATCAAAATGGAAGGCAGTGCCAAT